CTATTAGACACACCCACCCCCTTCATTTGCATTACCTCCCCTACCCCCCGGGGGGTATATATTTTTAGACACACTTGCGTTTTTGACACTTTTGTGTTTAAACTTCGTTCATGCTGATTTTGACACCCGACCTCGAAATCCCCTTTATTGATCCTAACGACCAGGACTTTGACAAATTGACACTGCGAGAGCGAGCCGAGGTAGCGGTAAAGACCATCAACATACTGGGCGCAGCCGGTGCCGAGTTCGATGACGACTACGAAGACCTTGCTGTAGCACGCGATATTATTCGAGGGGAAGAGAAATTAGACGAGAAGCTACTGTCTAAAAATCCAGGTGCCATAACCCATGTGCAGCGACTGCTAAGTGAATACGAAGAGCAGGTTGTGGTTGAGGCAGCCAGACTGCGTAACTACGTAACCAACAAATTAATCCTGGAGAGCGACGACAACGACGCCCGTATTAGGATCCGCGCCCTAGAGTTATTGGGTAAGATTAGCGATGTTGGACTCTTTACTGAGAAGAGTGAGATTACCTACAAGACTAAGAGTGATGATGAGTTGGATGAGGAACTTGAGAAGCGAATCCAGTCCATACTTACTAAGAACACGATAGACATTACGCCGGAGGAAGTGTTTGGATCCCCAAAAGAACGAAGCCCCTACTTCAAGTCAAACCAGTCAAGCCAGCCAGATCAACCTCAAGACTCTAAGTAGAGCTGAGAAAGAGAGGCTCCTTGAAAGGTTTTTGGAGAAAGAAAGGCGGGCAGAAGTCAAAGCCTGCCAGGCCGATTTTCTTGAATATGCCAAGCACATGTGGCCTGAATTTATTAGTGGGGAGCATCATCGTATTATGGCTGACGCTTTTAACCGTGTTGCTGACGGTACTTGTAAGCGGTTGATTATCAATATGCCACCCCGCCACACCAAGTCTGAGTTTGCCTCATATCTTTTCCCGTCTTGGTTTTTAGGTAAACTACCCCACAAGAAGGTAATCCAGACCAGTCATACGGCGGAGCTCGCCACTGGGTTTGGTAGAAAGGTAAGGAACCTTGTCGATTCTGAACAGTACAAAACGATCTTCCAGAACGTTGAGTTGCAAGCAGATAACAAAGCTGCTGGTCGCTGGAATACTAATTACGGCGGTGAGTACTTTGCTATCGGTGTTGGTGGCGCTGTTACTGGTAAAGGTGCAGACTTACTCATCATAGACGACCCGCACTCGGAACAAGAGGCGGTTCAGGCGGAAACGAACCCAGAGATATACGACAAGACGTACGAGTGGTATACCTCCGGTCCACGGCAGCGTCTGCAGCCGGGGGGCTCTATTGTGGTCGTGATGACCCGTTGGAGTAAGCGAGACTTAACAGCCCAAGTAATCAAGAGCAGTCTTCAGAGAAACGGAGAGACCTGGGAGGTGATTAACTTCCCGGCGATCATGCCGTCTGGCAAGCCGCTCTGGCCTGAGTTCTGGCCCCTAGAAGAGTTAACAGTGCTGCGGGAACAGTTGCCCGTGCACAAGTGGCAGGCGCAGTATATGCAGGACCCGACTTCGGCAGAAGGGGCGTTGATCAAGCGGGAGTGGTGGAGAACGTGGGAGAGGGAGAATCCACCACCCTGCGACTTTATTATTCAGTCATGGGACACCGCGTTCACTAAGAACACACGCTCGGACTATTCAGCGTGTACCACCTGGGGGGTGTTCTACCGAGAGGACGAGGACACAGGAGGGAAGACTGCCAATGTCATATTGCTCAATGCTTATAAAGAGCGCATGGAGTTTCCAGAACTCAAAGAGAAGGCAGTGCAGGAGTACAAAGAGTGGAATCCGGACGCGTGCATTATTGAAGCTAAGGCTGCTGGAGCGCCGCTCGTATTTGAACTACGGGCTATGGGCTTGCCTGTCACGGAATACACTCCCTCTCGAGGAAACGACAAAATCGCGCGTGTTAACGCCGTATCAGATTTATTTGCATCAGGTCTCATCTGGGCACCGGAGACTCGCTGGGCTGAAGAGGTTATCGAGGAGTTTGCAGCGTTCCCGGCGGGTGAACATGACGACTTAGTGGACTCAAGCACCCAAGCGCTACTAAGATTTAGGCAGGGCGGCTTCATTCGCATAGAAACAGACGAGGAAGATCGACCATACGAGGTTAGAACGAGGGCTTATTACTAATGAGTAAGTGGGTTCAGATCACCGGGATACTAAAAAAGGACGTGGATGCACGGACTTTTGTGTACAGATTGTGGGATTATTTGTGTTGGAGATGGTTTAGTGCTGTACGGGCGATAAAAAACCCGAGAAAATGGTACAAGCGCCGACAGAAGGTGCGACAGATTAACAAGTATTTGCTGAGAAAAGCGAAGGAAATGGAAAATGGCAATAGATAAAGCACTTTACCAAGCTCCGATGGGGCTTGAGACCACAGATGTAGAGCCCATTACTGTAGAAATTGAGAATCCTGAGTCGGTTTCAATTGGGATTGACGGTTTAGAGATTGAAATTGAGCCTGGCAAACCAAAAAGAGAAGGTATTGCTGACTTTAATGCCAATCTTGCAGAGTTTATGGACGAGAATTCCATGCTTGAGTTAGCTACGGATCTCTTGGATGGCTACCAGACGGACAAAGATTCACGCAAAGATTGGGAACAGACGTACAAAACGGGTCTAGACCTGCTTGGCTTGAAGATTGAGAACCGTACAGAGCCTTGGCCTGGGGCTTGCGGGGTGTTTCACCCGATATTGACCGAAGCCACGGTGCGATTCCAGTCTGAAGCGATTATGGAGACGTTCCCGCCAAGTGGTCCGGTGAAGACTAAGATCGTTGGTAAGGAAGATAAGGCTGCAGATATGGCAGCTGACCGTGTTAAAGACTACATGAACTATGTACTCACGGAAAAAATGCCTAATTACCGCACTGAGCATGAGCGGATGTTGTGGTCGTTGCCTCTAACGGGCTCGGCGTTCAAGAAAATCTACTATGACACTACAACTGGACGTCCAGACGCTGTGTTTGTACCGGCAGATGACTTCGTTGCCCCGTATGGAGCGTCGGATCTGGAGTCATGCGAGAGATTTACGCACGTGATGCGTAAAACTAAGAATGAAGTACGCAAGATGCAGGTGTCTGGGTTCTATCGGGACATTGAGTTAGAAGATCCCCCAGCACTGTCTATTAGTGACATCGAGAAGAGTGAGGCAGAAGCCCAAGGCATCGACATCACTAAGGACAATCGGTTCTTGTTGTTAGAAATGAACGTGAACTTAGACCTCGAGGACGACCCATACCGTGCTGAGGGTGAGATTGAGATCCCATACGTGGTCACTATTGACAAGTTCAGTAACAAGATCCTGTCTATTTACCGTAACTGGGACGAGGAGGACGAGACTTATCAGCGCCGGATGCACTACGTCAAGTATGACTATGTGCCTGGGTTTGGGTTCTACTCTTATGGACTCATTCACCTGATTGGTGGACATGCGAAGAGCGCCACGTCGCTCATGAGACAGTTAATTGATGCGGGTACTTTGGCTAACTTGCCAGGTGGTCTGAAGACTAGAGGTATGAGGATCAAGGGCGATGAGACGCCGATCATGCCGGGTGAGTTCAGGGACGTCGACCTGCCAAGCGGTAAGATTCAAGAGAACATTACGTTCTTGCCATACAAAGAACCCAGTCAGACTCTATTGCAGTTGTTTGACAAGATTGTTGAGCAGGGTCGGAGTATGGCGGCGGTTGCAGATCTGAAGATCGCAGACGTTGACCAGAACACCCCAGTAGGTACTACGCTTGCCGTATTAGAGCGCATGCTCAAGATTATGTCGGCGGTTCAAGCCCGTATGCACGCCACGCTGAAGAAGGAGTTCAAGCTCCTGAAGGTCATCATTGCTGACTCTGCCCCGGTAGATTACGAGTACAACGTGGACCCAAGCCGTGCCATCAAGCAGGCTGACTTTAACCGTGTAGACGTGATCCCGATCTCGGATCCGAACGCAGCGACTTTCTCGCAAAGACTGTTGCAGTACCAAGCAGTGATGCAGCTCTCGCAACAACGCCCAGACATCTATGACATTCCGTTCTTGCACCGCAGCATGGTGCGGATGATCGGGCTAGAGAATGCAGACAAGATCGTGCCGGATAAAGATGTGATCCCGTACCGTGACCCCGTGTCAGAGAATGCTCTGATCCTCCAGGGTAAGCCAGTCAAGGCGTTCATGGAGCAGGACCACGAGGCGCATATCAAGGTGCACACATCTGCTGTTCAAGATCCGAAGATCCGTCAGTTGGTGGGTCAGTCGCCACAGGCGAACGCAATCATGGCAGCTATGGAGGCGCATATTGCAGAGCACTTAGGTATGGAGTACCGCAACCAGATTGAGATGGCGATGGGTATTACGATACCGCCCCTTGGTGCTGAGATGCCACCCGAGATGGAGGTGCAGCTCTCACGTCTCATGGCAGATGCCGCTGGCAAGGTCTTGCAGAAGAGTCAAGCTGAAGCCGCTATGCAGGAGCAGCAGGCACAAGCCCAAGATCCGCTCAACCAGATCCAGCGTGAAGAGTTGGCTATCAAGGCAGCTGATGTAGAACGCAAGAAGCGAAAAGATGAGTCAGATGCGGTTATTGAGTCGGCTCGCATAGCGTTGGAGCAAGCCAAGTTAGATCAGGAGATGGCTAACAAGCAGGCGGACAGGGAGTCTAAAGCCATGCTTGAAGGGTTTAAAGCGACGGTAAAACCAGGAAAGGGGGAGTAATTGGCGACATCGTTTGAGGACTTATTTATACAGAAGCTACGGGAGGAGATTGAGTTTCACACCGTAGCTCTGGCGGATGGAGCGATAGATAGTTTCGAGGAATACAGATTCAAGACGGGAATTATCCACGGACTAGGTATCGCCGGAAGTGTTTTTAATGAACTTGCAGATAGACTGAGAAAGGAGCAGGACAATGATTAGAGGTGTGGGGGTTCCCGACATAGGACTTACCAGGGCTAAGGCTGAAGAAGCCTTAAAGTCTGGTACGGTTCCAGTACCTAAAGGCTGGAAGGTGCTGATAGCACTGCCTGTGTTTGAGGAGAAAACTAGCGAATCAGGGATTATCCTGACTGACGCAACCAAGAAAGCGGAAGAAACAGCGTCCGTTCTAGGCTACGTCATGGCTATGGGAGATGATGCGTATAAGGACACAAACAAGTTTCCAACCGGGGCTTGGTGTTCTGTAGGCGACTTCATAATCATGCGTTCGTATTCAGGGACTCGCTTCATTGTGGGTGGGCACGAGTTCCGTCTTATCAATGATGACACCGTAGAAGGTGTTGTTGCTGACCCATCGGGCTTTACCAGAGCATAGGAGATCATATGGTAAATAAACTTAAAACTTTGATTGGGGACGAGGACTCTGGCTTGGGTCCTGATGGCTTGCCCTCAGAAGATGCAGTAACTAAAAAAGAAGCCTCTGCCGAACCTGAATTTACGGTAGAAGTTGAGGAAGAAGCTGCCCCTGCAGCCAAGGCAGAATCACGTAGTGAGCTTGCCGAGTATAAGCAGAGCAAGGACGACGAGTACGAGAGCCTGAAGAAACAGGTTGAAGAAGAGCGTCAGTTCCGCCTGCAGATTCAGCAGGAGCAAGAAGAGGCGATGCGTTACGCACAAGCTGCGCATCAAGAGAACCAGCGTCTAAAACAAGTTTTAGATCAAGGTGCGTCTCTTTACACTGATACTGTCAAATCTAAATTAGACACAGAACTTTCTCAAGCTCAGAAGGCTTATAAGGAAGCATATGAGTCTGGTGATTCTGACGGCATGGTGGCTGCTCAATTAAAAATGGCAGAGATTGTTGCAGAGAAAAGAGAATTTTCTAAGCGACCCCCTTTACAACAAGCAGAAGATGTTGTATATAGTAACCAAGCGCCGATTGCTTCAAGTCCATCTGCAGCGCCAGCGGTACCAAAAGCTGATCCAAAAGCCGAGGTATGGTTCGATAAGAACAAGAGCTGGTTTGGTGTAGATGATGAGATGACGGCAATTGCATACGCTACAGACAAGAAACTCATACGAGAAGGCATAGACCCTCGTACGGATGAATACTACAGACGTCTTGACGCGAGACTTAGAGAAATCTTCCCCGAAAGGTTCGAAGACGCACCTAAGCCACAAACTCAGACGCGACAGCGACCTACTGTGGTTGCACCTGCCTCTAGAAGTCCCTCATCGAAGACTATAAAAGTACCGCCCGGCGGAGCCGCGGTGGCACGTCGACTTGGAGTTCCTTTAGAGGAATATGCGAAACAATGGGAAGCTGTTAATGGAAGGAGTTAAGAAATGAAAAATCAAAATCGTATGAGCCGTGAGTTGGAAAACCGTGAAGCACAAGTCCGCGAGGAATCTTGGGCGCCGCCTAGCCAACTACCAACCCCCGATCCCCAAGACGGATATAAATTCCGTTGGGTGCGGACATCTGTAATGGGTCTTGATGATTCAAGAAACGTTTCAATCCGCCGTCGTGAAGGTTGGGAGCCCGTAAGAGCTGAAGATCATCCTGAGCTTCTTCTTGATTTAGGACTGCCAGATCGTTCCACCTCGAAAACCGGACTAGTAGAATTTGGCGGACTCATGTTGTGTAAAACCACTGATAGTAAAGCAATGGGACGTCAGCGCTATTACGAGCGCATGGCTGACCAGCAGCTTCAGTCGGTTGATAACAACTACTTAAAAGAGAGTGACTCCCGCATGCCGATGTTTAGTGAGAAGCGTTCGGATGTCACTTTTGGTCGCGGTAATTAACTAAAAGGAGTTTTAAATGGCTTATCCAACCGTTTCAGCTCCATACGGCTTCGAGCCCATCAACTCTGTAGACGGCAAACCTTATGCCGGTGCTATTCGTCAGATTCCTATTACGGCTTCTTACGGTACAGCAATCTACAACGGTGATATTGTTAAGCTCGTTGTCGGTGGAACTGTTGAAAAATCAACTATCAGCACCAACGTTACAGCCCAACCAACCTTGGGTGTGTTCGTCGGATGTCAATATGTAAATAGTTCAGGTCAAACTGTACAAGCTCAGTACTATCCTACTGGTGTAACTAGTGCTGTTGCTTTTGTGGTTCTTGACCCACAAGCTGCTTTTAAAGCAGCCGTAACAAACAATGGTACCCCAGGCACCGTTACTTATGTAACTCGCTCTGTAGTTGGTACAAATGGCGCTGTAGCAGTTGGCACAGGCTCTAACACTACTGGTAACTCCGGTTCATCAGTTGTTGGTGACACTACCGCTAATACAGCAATTCTCCCATGCCGTATCATCGACGTTGTTCCTGAGACAGCTCTTAACGCGACTGCTTTTACCGAAGTAATCGTTAAGTTGAATCAGCCACAATTCGAAGTTACGACTGGTAACAACGCATCTTGATAGGAGCTTAACAAATGGCTATTTCACGCGCACAACTATTGAAAGAGCTCCTGCCTGGCTTAAATGCCTTGTTCGGTATGGAGTACAACCGCTACGGCGAAGAGCACAAAGAGATTTTCGAAACCGAAACCTCTGAGCGTTCGTTCGAAGAGGAAACCAAACTGTCCGGCTTTAGTGCTGCACCAGTCAAAAACGAAGGTGCCGCAATTGCGTATGACAATGCGCAGGAAGCATGGACTGCACGCTACAACCATGAGACCATCGCTCTCGGCTTCTCCATCACTGAAGAGGCAATCGAGGACAACTTGTATGACGCGCTATCAGCTCGTTACACCAAGTCTTTGGCTCGTGCTATGGCGTACACCAAGCAAACTAAAGCAGCTGCAATCTTGAACAACGGCTTTACCGCTGGCTATACCGGTGGTGACGGCGTAACTCTGTTCTCGACCTCGCATCCGCTGGTTTCTGGTGGTGTAAACAGCAATCGCCCAACAGTCGGTGCTGACCTTAACGAGACTTCCTTGGAAGCCGCCGTTATTCAGATCGCTGCTTGGACAGACGAACGTGGTCTTTTGATCGCTGCTCGTCCTACCAAATTGGTGGTTCCACCTTCATTAATGTTCGTTGCAACCCGTATCCTCGAAACAGAACTTCGTGTTGGTACTGCTGATAACGACATCAACGCATTGAAGAACAATGGTTCTATCCCAGGCGGTTACACTGTTAACCACTACCTGACCGATAACAACGCATGGTTCTTGACCACCGATGTTCCAAACGGCTTGAAGCATTTTGTCCGTACTCCTTTGAGCAACTCAATGGATGGTGACTTCGATACTGGTAACGTTCGCTACAAAGCACGTGAGCGTTATTCGTTCGGTTGGTCAGATCCATTAGGTGCCTTTGGATCACCCGGAGCAGCCTAAAAATTGGGGGGAGAAATCCCCCCTTTTTTGCTTTTTTGCAGTAATATTTAGGTACTAGGATTTTTAACTTTATCGACTGACCTAGCAGATTTTGTAGAAACGATAAGGTGATGTGCTACAACACGAGGACAATTTATTATGGGTACAACTACCTTCTCCGGCCCAATTAGAGCCGGTAACATTTTTAATACCACCGGTACCACTGTTGGTACTAATGTAACTAACGTTGGTTACGTAGTAATGGCTCAGTCTGCCGTTATTGATATTTCTGGCACTTCTGCGAACACGGCTGTTGCTGTTGTTCCTGCCAATTCACAGATTATTGATTGTATTTTGAACGTAACTACCGGCAGCACCGATACAAACGCAGCTACGGTTACTGTTGGATACACCGGTAACACGAACGCTTTTTTAACGTCTACCAATGCTAAAGCAGTTGCTACAACGCACGCTCCAGCGTTAGAAGTTCAAGCTACTGATATAGGCTCTACTGACTTACAAGTAAACGCTTATTTCACAGCTACCGATGGAGATGGCACAGGAGCCGCGACTGTTACTATTGTCTATTTGCAAGCTAATAACCTAGTTGCTTAATTAGGAGGCCGCTATGGCAATGCAATATGACGTAAAGTCAACACACCGTGATGACTCCGGTGTGATGGTTAACTATCGTACACGCCTAAAAGGTCTTGTCACGATGCCACAAACGGGTGCGGATTCAACCTCCACGCTTGTAAATAACGCTAGTATTAGCGGGACATACGCACGAGTTACTACAGTAGCAACAATCACCGCAGTTAATCATCAACTGGATGCTGGTGATCGTGTATATCTTGATTGGGACTTAACTGACGGCCCGTATACTGTGCAAACCGTTGCAAACGCAAATACGTTTACTGTAACAGTCGCTGATTCTGGCGGTGCTAGTGGTAACGTAACCGTATACAACGATGTGCTATTTGAGATTGATACGGATATTCAGGTCGTAACTAACGTGCTTATTCCCGGTGAAGGTGTTTTAGCTCGAGACGGCATTCGTGTCTTCCTAGCTTCTAACTGCCGTTTGAGTATTTTTTATGGCTAAGACCCCTGCGTGGCAACGTAAAGAAGGTAAGAACCCTAGCGGCGGCTTAAACGCCAAAGGTAGGGCTTCTTACAATGCTGCCAATCCTGGTAAGCCTGGGCTTAAACGCCCGCAGCCAGAAGGCGGCTCACGCCGAGATTCTTTCTGTGCCCGCATGAAGGGCATGAAAAAGAAACTTACTTCAGCTAAAACAGCCAACGACCCAAACTCACGGATTAATAAGTCTTTGCGTGCTTGGAACTGCAAGACTGGTGGAAAAGTTCGTGGTGGCGGATGTGAAATCCGGGGCAAAACCAAAGGGAAGATGGTATGACTGAGAGCACGTATTTATGGTTATGGAATGTAGGATTAGCTGTCCTCATAGCAATCATAGGGTTCTGGGCTAGAGAAAAAGTCACAGAACTGCATCGAATAGGTATTTTGTTAAATAAGACTCGTGAGGAGGTGGCTCGTGAAAACGTCACTCAAGCAGAAATTGACAAACTTATGGAGCATATTGACGCAAGGTTTAATAAACTTGAAGGTAAGATTGACCTCCTTATTCAGGGGAAAGTAAGTGCCCAGCGTCAGCGCAAAACAGCATAAGTTTATGGCAGCCGTGGCTAATAACCCACGGTTTGCTAAGAAGGTTGGTGTACCTTCCTCAGTTGGGAAGGAATTTTTAACTGCCGATAAAGGCAAAAAATTTAAGGAAGGTGGAGAAATGAAAGAGTCAAAAGCAATGATGAAGAAGGAAGTATCGTTCATGAAAAAGAAGGGTGCTCCTAAGTCTATGATTAAGCATGAGATGAAAGAGGCTGGCATGAAGCATGGTGGTAAGACCATGAAGAAGATGGCTGCTGGTGGTTTATCTGCTGGTCATAAGCAAGCTGACGGAATTGCCCGTAAAGGCAAGACCCGTGCTAAGCAAGTGACTATGCGTATGGGCGGGAAGGCCTGCAAGTAATGCCAAAAGTACCTCCGATCAACCCTCTTGATCAGCTTGACCTTGGGTTTGGCAGTAAAGAAGACCTAAAGGCTAAGAAACAAATGCCGATCAAACTTGCCCCGTCTGAATTTGATAAGACGTTAGAACGCGTTACAGAGCGAGAAGCTGATCGCGTGCGTAATCAAATGAAAGTAGACGAAGCCAAACAAACGGTTAGGGATATTAGTGATCAGTTTCGTGCGGATAAAGCAAAAGAGCTTGGTAAACAACCAGTAGGTAGTGGTAGACCAATCTACTTTGCAACCGATCCAAAAGGGTTGGGTGGTGGAGGAAAAGGGCTTAAAAAAACCCCTGAATTTCGTAAAGGTGGTAAGGTTAAAGCACCTACCGCTTCTAAGCGTGCCGATGGCATAGCTCAACGTGGTAAGACTAGAGGAAGGATTGTATGACAAAAAAAGTTCTCACCCCAAGAGAAGAAGATGAAGCAATTCGTGAACGTGTGCGTGATGCTGCTGCTAGTGCTTCTGAAAGACGTGTAAATAAACAATATAAACGTATAGCCGAAGCAAAAACGCCCGAAGATCGACAAAAAGAAATTGATAGCGCAATTGAATCAAATAAATCTTCGGACTATCACAATTTAAAAACATACGGCAAAGATTCTTCATTTACTCCAAACGAAGCCAGAAGAGCTTTTAAAGCTGCTGAAGATGAAATAAAACGTGAGTCTACTCGTGGAATTAGGCCAAATACCTATGAAACAGCTATAAAGGCTACTGATACTGTGCCAATGAAAAAAGGTGGTAAGGTTAAAGCACCTACCGCCTCTAAGCGTGCCGATGGCATAGCTCAGCGAGGTAAAACTAGAGGAAGAATAGTATGAGACCGAGCCGTGGTATGGGTATAGTAAACCCTAAGAAGTTGCCTAGATCTATGCCTCGCAAGACTGTTAAGCGAGATGGTAATGAACCCGTTGCCCTATATGCAAAAGGTGGAAAGACTTCCAGTGTTAATAAAGCTGGTAACTACACGAAGCCTGGTATGCGCAAAGCTTTATTTGATAGTATTAAAGCGTCGGCTACGCATGGTACTGCGGCGGGTCAATGGTCTGCTCGCAAGGCGCAGCTCTTAGCTAAACGTTATAAAGAGAAAGGCGGAGGATACAAATAATGGCACTTAAAGAACCAGATCCAAAAACCCAAAAAGGTTTGGCTATGCTTCCCGAAGATGTCCGCAATAAGATGGGATATGCTAAAAAGGGTGGCTCTGCCAAGTGGATTCAGTCTGCAATCAAAAAGCCCGGTGCTTTAAAGAAGTCTTTGGGCGTTAAGAAGGGCGAAAAGATCCCTGCTAAGAAATTGGCTGCAGCTGCTAAAAAACCCGGCAAGATGGGGCAACGTGCTCGTCTAGCACAGACATTGAGCAAGTTGAAAAAGTGAGTGGGCTCGCAAAAAGTCAGCGTTCTCTTAAGGCTTGGTCCGCTCAAAAGTGGCGAACTAAGTCTGGGAAGCGTTCAAGCGACACGGGAGAAAGATATTTACCAGAGCGAGCAATCAAGGCGTTGTCTCCTGCTGAATACGCAGCTACAACAAGAGCTAAGAGAGCAGGAAAAGCTGCTGGCAAACAATTTGTCGCCCAACCCAAAGCCATTAAAAAGAAAGTTAAGCCCTTCAGGAAAATAAAATGAGTGATACTTCTGGAGCATCTACATTTAATCTCGAGGTGAAAGACATCGTCGAGGAAGCTTTTGAGCGCTGTGGCTCCGAGTTACGCACGGGCTATGACTTAAGAACTGCCCGTAGAAGTTTGAATCTATTAGCCATTGAGTGGGCTAACCGTGGTATTAACCTTTGGACGATTGAGCAGGGGCAGATTGATCTGGTCTACAACAATCCGTTATACCCATTGCCGGTCGATACGATTGATTTGCTAGATCAGGTGATCCGCAGAAATGACAATACAACTAATCAAATTGATATTAATATCAGCCGTATTAGTGTTTCTACTTATGCCGCTATCCCTAATAAGACGACTACCGGGTTGCCGATCCAAGTCTGGGTAAATCGACAGTCTGGACAAACTAACCCTGCAGGTGCAACGCTATCTACTACGATCAACGCATCTGCAACAACTATTACAGTTAGCTCTGCAGCTAACTTGGCTGCGGCTGGTTTTATTAAGATTGATTCTGAGATTATTGGCTATACCAACGTCTCAGGTAACGAATTACAGAACTGTACCCGTGGACAGGCAAATACTACTGCAGCATCGCATACATCCGGTGCAGATATATACTCAGCCAACATACCTGCTATTTATGTTTGGCCCGCTCCAGATTCTTCTACGCCGTATACGTTTGTGTATTGGAGAATGCGCAGGGTGCAAAACATGGGTGAGGGTGGCACTAACGTAGCAGATATTCCCTTTCGTTTTCTTCCATGTTTGGTTGCAGGATTGGCATACCACCTGTCCTTAAAAATTCCCGATGCCATGAACCGCACAGAAATGCTCAAGTTAGCCTATGAAGAACAGTGGAATATAGCCGCTGGGGAAGACCGTGAGAAGGCTTCGCAGCGCTTTGTGCCTAGAGAGACGTATATCGGTAGCGGAGGCTACTAATGACTACTAAATTTACATCCGGTCACTTAGCCATATCGCAGTGCGACCGATGTGGGTTTCGCTTTAGATTAAAAGAGCTTCGTACCCTGGTCATTAAGACTAAGAACGTCAATATCAAGGTATGCAAAGAATGCTGGGAACCTGATCAACCACAGTTATCGCTAGGTCTATACCCCGTCAACGACCCACAAGCAGTGCGGGATCCAAGACCGGATTTAGGGTATTACCAGGCGGGAACTACTGGACTTCAGATCTCTATTGAGGACAATACAAGTATTAACTCTTTAGGATTCCCTTCTGTAGGTAGTAGGGTCATTCAGTGGGGCTGGAACCCCGTTGGTGGACCTAGAGGTATTGACAATCCGCTAACCCCTAGTACGCTTACTATGGCAGGGGCAGTGGGTTCTGTAACTGTAACGACAACTTAGGAGCAAACATGGCAACAATGAAAGACATGCTTAAAAAGCACATGGCTAAAGGCAAAGGTGCCCACCCAGACGCAGATGTTAAGAAGATGCGTAAGGGCGGTAAAACTAACCTTGAGATGAAGAAATTAGGTCGTGGACTAGCCAAAGTAGCTAATCAGCGTATATCATCTTTTACATATAAGAAATCAGCTGGAAGGGGCAGATAATGGCTAAATTTAGTATGAAACGTGGCGGCAAAGAGATCGGCCCTGCTGAGCTCTATGCTGCGCCACACACTATGGACGGCAAGGCTACCAACGTTAATACTTACAGCGGATATGAGACTGGTGCTAAAGAAATGACCCAGATAAACATGTCTGTTGGAACTATTAGTAGAGGTAATTACAAACCCATTAATCCTTATGGCACTGGCACGATGCGTGGTTATGGTGCGGCTACTAAAGGTCGTAAGATTAGTGGAAAGATGGGCTAAGGGTAAACCCGAATGAACTACTCTACTCTGTTTGAAACAATTAAAGGGTACGTCGAGAACGACTTCCCATCTACTACTTGGACTGATACTGCCGAGACAGGCACTGTTACGTTTACTAGTACAGAGCAGATCAATACGTTTATTCGGCAAGCTGAGCAGCGGATTTATAACTCGGTACAACTGCCTGTATTTCGTAAGAATGTGACTGGTAATTGCACTACAGGTAATAAGTATCTAAATGTGCCGTCTGATTGGAAAGCAACGTTTTCGTTGTCAATCATAAATCCGGTAACAAATGCTCAGACTTACTTACTAAACAAAGATGTTGAGTTTATTCGGTCGTGTTATCCAGATCCTGATGATACGGGGACGCCTGAGTATTACGCCATATTTGACAACACGACGTTTATTTTAGGACCTACACCAGACGCCGACTACAACAGCGAACTGCATTATTTTTACTATCCACAATCTATTGTGGACGCTGCGAACGGTCAGTCATGGCTTGGTAACAATTTTGATGAAGTATTGTTATATGGCTCGTTGCTAGAAGCATATGTATTTATGAAGGGGGAGGCGGATGTTATTGCTAGTTACCAGAAACGTTATGACGAGGGTATGACCTTGTTATTACAACTTGGTGAAGGCAAGAACCGTCAAGATATGTATAGAACTTTACAGGCAAGGTATCCAGTACGATGAATTTCGATACAGTAGAAGGATTTATGGGTGGCAACGTTATTGTGAAGACTTCACAGGGTAGAGGGTTTACCCCAGAAGAGATAGCAGAACGCGCCATCGACAAAATTATTTATGTTGGCTCTAAATCTCACCCTGCCATTCGTGATCAGGCTGAAGCATTTAAAGAAAGCATACAAAGTGTTTTAGTGTTTTACCTAAAAGAAGCGGTGCGCTCAGACCGCACGACCATTGCTAACCGTTTACGAGAAGCCGGTCATCCTGAGCTAACTTTTTTACTCAATGAATAGGAGTTTCAAATGGCTATTACTCAAGCAATGTGCACATCATTTAAAGCCCAGCTTTTGCTTGGTGTTCACGATTTTCGTCCATCGGCTCAATCCGGTGCCGATACTTTTAAATTGGCGTTGTATACATCGTCTGCTTCTTTAGATGCAAATACCACTACGTATTCTGCTTCTAACGAGGCTTCTGGTGTTACCGCTGGTGGTTTGGCTCTAACCAATACGGGTGTTGGTACAACTAATACCAATGCTACTGCTGGTACGGGCTTTACTGACTTTAGTGATTTAACGTTCTCTAACGTTACCACTACTGCTCGTGGCGCTTTAATTTATAACACCACACCTTCGGCTAATGACAATGCTAACTCTGCATTAACTAACGCAGCTGTATGCGTGTTGGACTTTGGTGGTGATAAGACCTCTACTGCAGG